CGATCTGGTTGTGCGCCATCGACACCATGCCGGTGCCGGGAATCGTGCCCCGGTTGGACACGTTGCCGGTGACGTAGACCTGATACAGCGTTTCACCCGAGACAACGAACAGCTTGCCTTCGACGTTGTGGCTGCCACGGAACGGCCCATCGCCGGCAATGGCGAAGCGGCGCAGACCGGGAACCGGCACGTATTTGGCGCGCGAACGGGTGCCCGCACCTTCCGCGAAGGTCGGCAGCAGGTTCACGATGTCCTGCGAAGTCCACGGCCGGTTGGCGTCCGCGTAGGAGCCGTCCGGCAGCGGCATGTCGCGCCAGGCGTCGCCCATGACCTGCGCGGACAGGATCGCGGAGGCCGATGCGGAGGCGTCGCGGATCTCCCACGTCCGCTCATCTTCCGTGAAGCCGAGGCGCGTCCAGACGAGCTTCTTCAGGAACGATCCGGTGCCGCCCTTGTCGCACGAATCCCAACTCGTCCAGTTGTTCGCGCCGTCATCCGAATAGCGCAGATCCACCGTGGACATCAGTAGTCGCCAGTCACGATGTTGAAGCCCGCGCGAACCGCAGGCAGTTCGGACAAGTCACTGGACCCCGGCTGGAAGTAGCGCAGGCGCAGGCGGCCCATCGTCTGCTCGGCCATCACGCCAACCGATTGTGGGATGTCCAGGCCGTACTCGGGGGCAACGCGGATTGCCAACTGATAGGCGATGGCTTCGCGGTCGGCCACGTCCGAGGCGAGCGTGTCGGTGAGTGCGGACAGGCTGTAATCGGGCAGGCCGATCTGCGCCTCGTGCCACTCGGCCAGCATCGCGTTGAGGGTTTCCAGCGCGTCCTGCGCGTCCTGCGCCTTCATCGCCTGCGTGGGGTTCAGCGCGCCAATCAGGCGCAAGGCCCGACGAATGATCTGACTAGCCGTTGCCATTCGTGGACCTCAGAATAGGTGGGCCATCCGTGGCCCGGTGTGCATCCGTGCAAAAGAAAGGGGCGGCAGCCGTAGCCACCGCCCCAAGGTCAAGCAGTCACACTTAGCCCAGCAGACGGCAGGCCAGTTCCGGGTACAGCGTCTTCACCCCGTACAGGATGTCGATACGGATGATCTCGTCGTCGCTGTCGATGTCGTAATCCTTCACGACTCGGACGGACAAGCCATTAGCAGACTGCCGCTTGGCCCACGCGGCGCCATCCGGCTCCTCCAGCGGAACAGTGACCAGCGCGAAGGCATTCCGATGGAACGCGAGGTTCGCGGAGTGCGTGGCCTTCAGGGTGATCGCCGCGTTGTCGGCCGGAGCCGCGTCCACGGTCTGGAACGGACCAGAGGTGATGATCGCCGGGGAGATGGTCAGGGCGATCTGCCCAGAACCGTTCGCCGTACCGGCTGCCTGCACCACGAACTCCTGCAACACGCCCGTGGAGTCCTTCGACACCGGGTTCACCTGGTACACACCCGCGATGGTGAACACGTCGCCAGCGGCCACCGCGCCAGTGGTGACCGTGAGGCCGTCCACGTTCAACGTCTGCGAGGTCGAGCCATAGGTGTGCGCGGCGGCAGCGTAGGTCACCGACTGCGACGCACCATTGACCAGCGGAGTGCCGCCCCAAACGCCAGAGGTGTGGCGCTTGATGTTCTGGTCCATGTACGTGCTGAAGCCCGCCAGATCGCCGATGGTGCGGCCTCGGATGGCGCCCTTCACCAGTTCGGGGTTGTACGTGCCCTTCAGCATGTCCGCCGCTTTCAGCGCAGCGGCCGGATTCAGCACCAGGCGGCGCTGCTCGGTCGGGACCGCCATTTCGTCCATGCGCTGTGCAGCCGCGCCGAAGTCAAGGAACGCAGACGGCGTGGTGCCAGCCGTACCGACGTTGGCGAACACACCCTTGTAGAGATTGGTGAGCGCGCCGTCGACGTTGTTGGCCAGCGAGATCATCGCCGGAGTGATGTACCGCTCCGAGTACTCGGAAATGCTCATGGTCAGGTCGTTCGTGCTGAACTTCCACGACACATGCTTGCGCTGGTCCACGGTCAG